CTTGCATCTCGGACGTGATGGCCTGGGCAGGCAGGCGGCAGCGCCGGAAAGCGTGATCGACGACTTTCAGTGCGTTGAATGTTGTGCTGCTGATGCTGCCGGAAAAGGCCATGCTAACTCCGTGTTGGGTCGTCAGATGGCCGCCGATTCAGCGCGCCCGTTTGGGTTGTGGAATTGTAGATCAAGAGGTCACAAGGCGGCAAACATGCCGCCCCGCTCTCGATCAGCTCTTGTAGGCCTTGCCGCCCTTTTTCATGGCCAGCATCGGCTCGCGGGAAGCCACGGGGACCATCTTGCGAGCGGGGGCAACAACCTTGCTGCGCTGCACAATTTCCTCTCGCTGCATGCGTGGCGTCTCTTTTGACTCGTGGCGCATCATGGCCTCACGGCTTGGGTATTTCTCGCCGGTGGCTTTTTCCATTACCTGGCCACCCTTCGCGAGCTTAAGCGAGGGCAGGTCCGGCGCCACGGACTTGGAGCCCTTGATGCCAGGGTTTTTGTTGCCTTTGATGCCCAGCTTGCCCGTGTCTTCAAGCATGGTTTTGCCCATGAAGCCGGGGGCCTGAACCTTACCGCCCATAGCCAACTTAGTCATTGGCTCACCCTTGTGCAGCGCTTTCTCGTGCTTGTGCACGGCGGTTTTAACCATGGCTTTGTCCTGCTTCATGTCGGCCTTGACGCTGCCGCCCTCTGCATAGCAGGAGCCGCCCTTGCCGGACACTTTGCCTCCCATGGCGTACTTCACTGCGCCGCCGTCGGCTTTTTTCTTACCGAAGTCAAACTCTTTAACGTACGTGCAACCCATGATGTGCTCCTTTAATCGCGGTCAGAATGACCTTTTAAACTGTCGATCTTGCGCTCGATCCGATCAAAACGGTCAAGCAACTGCTGCATATCAGCGCGAAACTCTGAGCGCGTGACGTGGTCACGAGCAACTTCCTCGCGGGTGCGGTTGAGCAAAATGCTCAGACGATCCAGCTCGTCAAACCGACCTTTAAATAAGAAGCCCATCACAGCCACCGCAGAGCTCAGGATAATATTCCAAACCATCATTTCCATGTCTGAAGGCTCCGGTCATGTGTAGGCAACATTGACGGTACCAGCCGCAACAACCACCAGGCCGTTGTTCGCCGCAATACCGTGGCTCGCCCACGTGGCAATATCACCGACCGCCATGGTCTTGGTGTACAAAATAACGCCGCTTGCCGCAGACGCGCTGTCATAGACCGTGACCACGCCTGCAACGATGCAGGTCACGGAAAACAGTCCGGCGGGGGTTGGCTTAATCACAGTGGTTGCGGCTGCAACCTGCTGATAGCCTAGTTTGTCGGTCATCATGAGGTGTTCTCCTGGTTTAAATGAAACCCCACCGTCAAGCGGGGTGCGTCATGACGCAGGAGATCAGCTCAGAGCTGCGCCAACAGCGGTCACCCAGGCGGCGCCGGTGCTGATGACCAAACAGTACTCGTCGTTACCAGCGCCGTTGTCATTGATCAGGCGAACTTGGCCAGCATTGCCAGCGGCAGCGGTTGGAAGCGCAGACGTTGCAACAGCGGTTAGTTGGACAAATACAGCAGCGGTCACGTTGCCAGTCACTGCGCCGATGAAGCCGTTATCAGACACAACGGGGCCGGAAAATCGAGTTTGAGCCATTACAGTACTCCTTTGAGATGTTGATACCTCAGCGCGATCCTTCGCACTGAGCTTGTGTCGGCACCAAGACGTCTTCCACGCTCAGCATATGACAAGTCGGGATTGTCCAATATAAACTTTACTTTTGCCATAAATTTCGGGTCTGAATGAGAGCGTGCCATTTGCGCTTTTGACAGAGTTTCCCGATATCCCGGACTTCTGTAGTCAAATGTTGTTGCGTTTCTTCCTGCGCTGATTCTTGCTCTTACCTCAGCACTATGAGTTTTCCCACGCATTGGGGCTTTTGCAAAGTCAGCAATGTTGTAAACAGTGGGTTGGTCAAACCAAGCAGCTCCAGAAATAAACATTTCCTCAAGCTGGTCTAAATCAACGGTGCTATCGCATTCAATTTCGATTGAGCCGTAAAAATTCTCAAGCCCGTATTTGTTGTAAGAATTTTGCAAGTGTCCGTTTGAGTGCTTGTTCAAACGAAGCAGCCTGAAATGCTCTTTAAGCCTTTTTTTGACATATTGAGATTGTCCAACGTAGCAATGTCCAGTGGCCTTGTTGACGATCTTATATATTCCAATTACGTCAAATTTGTATGGCATAAACAACCCCTTCGGCCCAATTTTACAGGGTGTTGAGGCAAAAGAAAAGGGGGCCGAAGCCCCCTTTTTGGATTGGACCGAAGTCCGCGTCAAACGCCGGATGTACCAAACAAACCGCGTGGGTCAGTCCAGCCCAGAGCGTAACGCTCCGTGGCTTTGTAACGCATGCTGTCTGTTTCAAAGTCGCCTTCCATGGATTTCTCCAGGCCGCGACGCATCATCAGCTTCAGACCTTCGGGAGCGTCGGTCTGAATCCACCAGGCTGTGGTGGACGTGATACGCGACAGGTTGGCTTGGCCATCGGCCAGCAAGCCCATCGATTTCACGGGGTTGATGTCGTTGTCAGCGGTGCCAGTGCGCAACACAGACTTCAGCAGCACCTCAGCCTGGAACACGTTAGAAGGACCGGAGACGATCTTCTTAGGTGTCAAGCGGATGCGCTTGCCGTTGTTGTCCACAGCATTGCGGATCTGGATCAGCATCTGCTCAAGGGACGTTTGCGACAGGGCGGCGGCGGTGGACAGCTGGTTGCTGAACGTGCCGTTGACGATCGGGTGAGCCGAGGAGACCAAAGACACGCCGTCACCACCTGCATACGCGCTGTTGAAGGCGCGGTTCAGGATGTTGGCGGAGAGGGTTTCCTTGGTTTCGATCAGAGACTGCGCCAGGTGCTTGGCGTAGGTCTGGCCGATACGGATGTGGTCGCCGTCTTCAACCAGAACTTTGGTCAAAGCGAAGGCCAGGCCGTACACCTTGTAGAGGTAGCGCTGCAGGAACAGGACGCCACCGGATTGGTAGGTCACTGCCATGCCGTCAGGCAGCTCAGGCGCAGCACCGAAGCCGTACAAGACGGGCTCTTCGTGGTAGTTGCGTGGGATGCCTTTTTGCTCGCGGAACACTTGTTTCCACTCGTCAGCACGTTGCTCATAAACGCCGTCGAACACCTCGTTCAGAATCGGCTCGACTACGGAACGGAAGTCCGTACTACGCATTGGGGTTGCCATTTTTCAGCCCTCCTTAGATGCTGTTGACGGCAGCTTTGTAGGCGTGTTCGTTGATACGAACAGTAGCCACAACGTAAGCGTCGGTCAGCGAGTCGTTGATATTGCCAGAGAAGCCGGTGATCTGGAACTGGCCAGAGGTGGCTTGAATGACGCCGATTTGTGTGTTGCTCAGGCCCGTGCGGGTTGAGCCACCAGGAGAGGCCACGGTCCAATCGCACTCTTCGCCCACAGCCGTTTGCACGGTGGTGGTGCCAGGAGTGCCCGGGTTCGTGTACTGCACGTCAAACAGCGTTTCTGGATCGTCATAGACCCAGGCGATGATTTCAGTGCCTGTGGCGCCGCTTGGCCAGAAAGGGCTGATGGTTGGCTTGCCTGTGGCGTCGTTGTACTGGCAACCGGCAAAGATACCCAGAAGGGTAATGCCGTCGGTGGTGCCAGAACGGGTGCCGTCAGAGGTGCCCAGTTGAATAACTCCTGCGTCGGTCAGTTTCACGGGGTCACCCGAGAAAATGTTGGCGGCGTAGGTGCTCGCTACGGTGTAGGCCTTCGGACGCATCTGACCACTGTTGTGGAAAGAGGCGCGAAAGCCAAAGGGTGCGCTAGTCGATGACATTTGCTTTTCCTTTGATGGGTTGAATGGACTTCAGATCAGGTCAGCTCAAACTGAGCTTTCCGTTTTTGTCCGATTTCAGACATGCCATCACCCTTATCCACGTGCGAACCCGAGGCGCGAGCCTGTTGCTCCATAAAGTCGGCCGTATCAGTCAGCTTTTCCTCTTCGCGCAGTGGCGCGTCGTGGTGTGCTTCCTGCATGTACTTTTCGTACAGGCTGATTGGGAGCTTGAAGGCAAGCATTTCATTGACACCGATAAAGCCTTGCCACTCACCTGTTTTCAAGGTGACGTAGTCCCAGCCAGGCACATCGCTTGGCTTCAAAGGCTCGTAACCCAGACGCATACGCATGTGGATCGAGTCACGAGGGTTCGTTGTGGTCAGCCAGCAAGGATGCCAGCCGTCGAGTTTTGGCAAGTCCGGAAGTGAGGACTGGTGGAACTGCTGTCGGAACATTTCAACCCGCTCGTCATCAGACAAGGCTCGTGATTCAGATACGGCGCGATCTACCATTGCGCGGTTCTCACGGTTGTCACCAGTGGATTTCTTTAAGCGTTCGTCAGACATTTCTCGCTCCTTTCAGCGATTGGGAAAATTATAGGTTGGTTTTGGAAAAACACAACGCGATTTTTAAGCACGATTATTTCTATCGTATTCGGCATACCGTTTCACATACTTCATGCGAAGCGTCGGGTCATCCCAGACGCCAGCGTCAACCAGTGCCTGCTTGCGCTCTGGGCTGATGTAGACCTCCGTGCGGGTGCTCGTCGGTGCGTGCTCACGGCCAGAGCCGATCGAGGGACCTCCGCGAGACTGACGCGGCGCTGGGGTTTGCTGGCGTTGTGGCTCGCGGCCAGAGCCGGTCTGCTTAAAACGCTCGGGCAGTCGGCGGGCAACGCGATCGCGCAGCTCGTCCCAGTACTCTTCGGTGTCCGGCATGAAGCCCTCGCGGTGCAGGGCCCCGTCAATTGCCAGCACAACAGCGCTGTCCTCATCTTGGCCTTTGAGGTCATACCAAGGGTTTTCACTGATGAACTCTTTTGCGTAGTGCGCGGACATGTCGTCCAGACCATCGGCTGGCTTGGCTGGGCGCTGCTGGGC